ATCGACGCAAAAATTATGTGCGACCAATCTAACCACAAAAAGCCGAAAGCCCGTAAAACGGGAAATTCGCAGAAAATAAGGGACGTTTTTACCGTCCTCTGTTTCTCAGACCTCCACGTCGAGTGTGTCAAGGAGTTCAAGTTCCACCCGACACGTCGCTGGCGGTTCGACTATGCAATTCCCGAACACAAAATCGCCGTCGAGGTCGAGGGAGGAGTTTGGACGAACGGACGGCACACCCGCCCGCAAGGATTCCTCGGAGACATCGAAAAGTATAACACTGCCACTCTTATGGGGTGGAGAGTGTTCAGGACGACCCCGACAGAACTCGTCCGAACGGCGACCCTGAAAATGCTAAAACAGGCGATTTTGGGCGTTTATGAGCCTGAAAACAGCCTTTTTTCGCCCAAAATGTGATTATATTATAATCATTTTGGTAACTTTGCACTATCGTAAACAAATAAGCCAATCAATGAAAACAGAAATCGTCAAACTCTCTCAGGTTCAGGTAAACGAGGCTAATCCCCGAACCATATCCAAAGACAGTTTCGAGAAACTGATTAAATCGGTTCTCTCGCTCCCGAAAATGCTCGGAATACGCCCTGTCGTAACAGACGATACCCTCGTCGTCCTCGGCGGTAATATGCGCCTCCGTGCCCTGATTGCCATTTCGCAAATGACAATCGCCGAAATAAACAATCTCCTCGACGGCTGCTCGGGGTTCGCTCTGAAAACAGAGGCGGAACGAAACCTCCTCAGAAACTTTTGGGCGGAGTGGATTCAGAACCCGACCGTCGAAATCGTAAAAGCCTCGGAACTCTCGGAGGAGGAACGTCGGGAGTTCATTATCAAGGACAATGTGGGTTATGGCGAATGGGACAAAGATATGCTCGCCAACGAATGGGATAACGCCGAACTCAAAGAATGGGGCGTGGATATTCCGTGGGACGAGCCGACAGACAGCGGTTCTCAGGGAGATAACGGCGGAAATAGCGGGAGCGACAATCCCGACCACGTCTCCCTGAATGACCGCTATGTCGTCCCTCCGTTCTCAATCCTCGACACCCGCCGAGGGTATTGGCAAGAGCGCAAAAAGCAGTGGTACGCTCTTATCGGCGATATGGGCGAGAGCCGAAACGACACCCTCGTAACGTCGCTCGAAATGAAATACAAAGACCTCTATCAGCGGACGAAACACCACAGGAAAGAACTCGGAATCTCTTTCAAAGAGTATATCGAGAAATACGTCCCTCAGGAGGAACTCGAAAAAGAACAGTCGAAAATCGTCGCACAGGGCGTTTCAATCCTCGACCCTGTCCTCGCAGAGATAGCCTGTCGGTGGTTCGGTCGAGAGGGCTGTAAATCGTTCGACTGTTTTGCGGGCGATTCCGTGTTCGGATATGTCTCGGCGCACCTCGGGAACGAGTTCGTCGGAATTGAACTCCGTCCTGAACAGGCTCGAATCAATAACGAGCGGGTCGAGGGAATGTCCGCCCGATATATCAACGACGACGGACAGAACGTCGGTCAGCACCTCGAACCTGAGAGCCAAGACCTCCTGTTCTCCTGTCCTCCGTACTTCGACCTCGAAAAGTATTCAGACCTCCCGAACGATGCCTCGAATCAGGGAACATACGAGGAGTTTATCGAGATTCTCCGCAACGCTTTTACGTCGGCGATAGGCTGTCTCAAACAGGACAGTTTCGCCGTAATCTGCGTCGGCGACGTTCGAGACAAGCGGACAGGGGTATATTACGATTTCGTCGGCGACGTGAAACAGATATTCAAGGACGGCGGAATGCTTTTCTATAACGACATCGTCCTGATAGAAATCGGGGCGACCGCCGCTATCAGAGCCTCTCGGTATATGGACGCTCGAAAGGTCGTAAAAATGCACCAAAACGTCCTCGTATTCTACAAGGGAAACCCGAAAAACATCAAAAAGAACTATCCGAAGATTGAGTATGCAAGCGAAGATTTGGAATTTTTCAGAATGGATTCAGGAGACGAATCCAGCGACGCTCAGGAGAATGTTTGACGAGATTCTCCGCCGCTCGGGGTTTAACGTGTTGAACGTCTCGGAACACCACTTCCACCCTCAGGGTTACACCGCCCTGTGGCTTTTAAGCGAGAGCCATTTTGCCGTTCACACGTTCCCCGAGTTCGGGCGGAGTTATATCGAACTGTCCTCCTGTAACCTCGAATATTATCAGAATTTTCTCAACGAAACGCAACAGTTATGAGCAAGGCACAACATCAGAAACAGAATCAAATAAAACAGGCTCGTCTCGAAATCGTGGCGCAGCTTTATAAGCGTGGGTGGTCTCTCCGAAAAATTCAGTCGGAGGTTATGCGCCGCCTCGACCTCCCGACCTATTCCCTGAACACCGTCCACAGAGATATTCGTTGCCTCCTCGACGAGTGGCGGGAATCCCGTCTCGACGACATGGACGACGCTCTCCAACTCGAACTCTCCCGAATCGACGACACTGTTCGGGAGCTGTGGGAACAATGGGAAAAGTCGAAAGAGGATTACACCCGCACACAGATGAAACGCCGAGGAATGCCCGCCTCTCGGAATCAGAACGGGCAGAACGTCCAACATCAGGAGGGACAGAATCAGAACTCCGACCGAATCCGAACCCTCGTCGTCGAGGAGAAAACTCAGAACGTCGTCGGTCTCGGGAATCCCTCGTATATCTCGGAAATCCGACAGCAACTCGCCGAGAGACGAAAACTCCTCGGGCTGTATGCTCCCGAGAAAAAGGACGTTCAGGGTTCTATGTCGTTCGCCTCGTTCCTTATGGAAAGCGGGGCATTGGACGATGCGGAGAAACAGTCGGAGGAAATCGAACTGTAAAAACGCTCGATTTAGCCCCACAGAGCCTCTCTGTGCCTCTCGAATCTCTCCAACGAGGGATTTATCCATTTTCGAGACAAAACGCAACAGCGGTCAAATAAACAGCTAAATTTTCAATGTCAAGACAAGACGAAATAATGCGACAGCGGGGAGTTGCTCTCCTGAACAGTTGGCGGGCGGATTGGAATAAATTCGTCCGAGAGGCTCTCGGCGTGAATCTCGACAAGGAGCAACAGGCGATTCTCTCCTCTGTTCAGCACAACCCGAGAACCTCGGTCTCCTCAGGAACGGCGAGAGGTAAAGATTTCGTTGCCGCCTGTGCCGCCGTCTCCTGTCTCTATCTGACCCCTATTTGGAATCGTCGAGGAGAACTCGTCGAGAATACGAAAGTCGCCCTCACAGCCCCGACAGACCGACAGGTCAAAAACATTATGCTCCCCGAGGTTTCCCGACTGTTCAACCGTGCGAAACGTCGAGGAATCATTCTGCCGGGTCGTCTGAACTCCTATGACATCAGAACCGACAACGACGAATGGTTTCTAACAGGATTCAAGGCGGACGAGCATAACCACGAGGCGTGGTCAGGTTTTCACGCCGCCCACACAATGTTTGTCGTAACGGAGGCATCAGGTATCGCCGAGGACATATTCAACGCCATAGAGGGAAACCTACAAGGCGACAGCCGTATTCTCTTGGTGTTTAACCCGAACGTCCCCGTCGGATATGCCGCCCGCTCTCAGAAATCAGACCGTTGGGCGAGATTCCGCCTGAACAGCCTGACAGCCCCGAACGTCCTCGCCCGCAAGAACCTGATTAGCGGACAGGTCGATTACGATTGGGTCAAAGACAAACTCGACCTGTGGTGTACTCCTATCTCCGAGAACGAGGTCAGAGAGGAACTCGACGATTTCCTGTTCGAGGGTCGTTGGTATCGCCCCGAGGATTTATTCAGGATTAAGGTTCTTGGCAAGTTCCCAAAGGTCGCCGACGACGTTCTGATTCCGATTCAGTGGATAGAGGCGGCTCAGGAGCGTTGGAAACGGTTCAACGGGCGAGAGCCTCTGTCGAGCGACGTTCGTTTCCTCGGCGTGGACGTTGCGGGTATGGGACGAGACAGCACCTGTTTCTGCGAACGCAAGGGTCGTTGGGTCGCCCCGTTCGTCGCTCGGAACTCAGGAGGAGCAGCCGACCACATGGCGGTTGCGGGAGAGGTTGTCGCCCGTCGTCGCCACGACCCTGAAATGCTCGTCTCTATCGACACAATCGGAGAGGGAGCGGGCGTTTACTCTCGCTGTCTCGAACTCGACGACGAGGACTATATTATCTCCTGTAAATACTCCGAGGCAGCTCGGGACGGACATCAGGAACTATCCGACGTTACAGGCGAATATCGCTTTACGAATCTCAGGGCGTATCTCTTTTGGTGTGTCCGAGATTGGCTCAACCCGAAAAACGAGACGGGGGCAATGCTACCGCCTGAC